TTAACATATGCTGAAATATGTTAATAATTAATAACCAATACCAAACATTAGGGTAAAATTAAAATTTATTATATTATATGGAGGAAATATATAATGGATAAGAAAATCGGAGTAATTCATGAGATCGGAGACATGGGTCTTGGTTTCGAAGAATTAACAGAAAAAGATCAAAAGGCTCTTAATGAACAAGTTAAAAAAGAGCAAGATGAAAAATCGCAAAAATAATTTGATTTGATTATTTTATGAGTGCGATGGTGGTTAATCCCCATCGCACTTTCTTTTTGTAAAAATTCCATATTACTGGCAGTGGTAATATGTTTATGTAATAAAATATACAATAGAAAGGATGTCTTAGAACAAAATCCTGTGTGGATCCTATAATATTAAGGAGCTGATGAAAATGAATTCCACATCAAAACCGATGCGTACTCAATCAGGTACGTCAAAGGGTATGAGAAGAATGAAATTTGCATTACTCACAATGCTTATTTGTCTTATATCCATCGTTCCAGTATTTGCACTTAGAGCAGATAGTGACGAACAAAAACAGAAAGAAGAAGAACGTCAAAATACAATAGTGCAAGAGATGGCAGATAATATAGTGACAAATCATAGAGAATATGATCAAAGAATCACTAGAATTATTTTAAAAGATTGGTTTAAATACAAGTTTGATGTAGTAGAAGATTCTTATGAAAATTACTATAAAACTATAGAAGAAAAAAATAAAACCAAATCTGAATTAGAAAAAGTTAGACTAGAAATCAGAGATAAAGCTGAAAAAGATGCTGCTGAGGTTAAAGCACGCGAAGACGCATTAGCCGCAGAACAAGCTAGAGCTAACGAAATTAGAAACAATTCTCGTTATTCAGTAGACCGTTATTCCGATCTATCCAATCAACACGCAGTTATTTCAGTTGATGACATGAATAATATTATTTCTCATTGGGAGAAATATAATGGTGGGTCCCCATTTAATGGACATGGGGATATCTTTATCCAAGCATCTCAAGCTTCTGGATTAGACCCAATTTATATTTTTGCACATGCAAGCTGGGAATCTAATTGGGGTAAATCTTATTTAGCTAGAGATCGTGGTAATTATTTTGGTATTAATGCAGTAGATGTAAATCCTAATGCGGCTCATCATATGGGCTCTACAATGGCTGATGGCATCGTAAATGGTGCAGTTTGGATTAGCCAACATTATTACAGTGAAGGTGCTACAAATCTAAATGGTATGATTTATGGCCATAAGCAGTATGCTAGTGCAGCTGATAAATGGATTAATGGCATTAATTCAATCATGAGTGAATCTTATAGTGTATTAAGACAATCTCGTGGAATGTAAATAATAATAGAATTTACAACAAATATATAAACTTAGAGTATTGGGATGGGCATTTGTCCATCCCTTTTATTTTTTGTCTAAGGAGGATTATAATGAAAGCTAAATTAATTGGTATTGGGGCTGCTGGTAATAAAGCCGCAATGCAAGCAATTGAAAATGGCGTATTTAATCGAGAAGATGTACTTCTGATTAATACTACTCGAAAAGACATGAAAGAAAATTATGATGATATTAATGTAATCATCGGAAGTGGTATGGGTGGATGCGGTAAAGAACGTAACCGTGCTAAAAATATCACTATTGATTCTTTAAAATCTGAAAAATTAAAAATTGATCAATTCCCAGGTGCAGATGATGATGCAATTGTTATTGTATCCTCTTCTGAAGGTGGTACTGGTTGTGGTTCTTCTACTATTTTGGCTAAATATATCCGCGAAGTATTGAATCTAAATGTACATCTTGTAGTATTTACAGGATTTGAAGATGATGCTCGTGGATTACAAAATACGGTAGAATACTTCCAAGAGCTTCAAGATAATTATACAGTTGAAGCTATTAGTAATAAAAAATTCTTAGCTACTAGTAAGAATAAACAAGAAGCTGAGCATAAAGCTAACTTAGAATTCTGTGATCGTATGCGTGTATATCTTGGTTTAGATCTAGCTGATTCTAATCAAAATATTGATGAAACCGATCTATATAAGATTGCTACTACCCCAGGATTCATGACTATTGAAATGGCTAAATTTGATGGTATTAAAAAACAAGCTGATTTTGATAAAGTATTTGAAGAAATGATCTACGATACAAAAAGCTTGGATTATTCTAATACTGCAAGACGTATCGGTGTATTTATGTATGCATCTGAACGTAGCCAAAATGTTGGTTTTGATAACAAGAAAATTCGTGAAGAACTTGGTGAACCATTTGAATTCTTTACTCATATTCAAACAGTTCCTGCTGGTCAAGAACGAGTTTGCATTATGGCATCTGGTATTAAACTTCCTGTAGAAGAAGTTGAAAAGATCTATAATGAATATAAAGAAAGAACTGCAACTGTAGATAAGCAAAAAGACAGTTTCTTCGATAAGATAGGTTCTATGGGTATGGATGAAGATGATAGCATGTTTAATCTTAAAGATGCATCTTCTAAAAACCCTACAGCTGACAGAAAAACTAATTTCTTTGATGCAGTTGAAGATAAGAGTGTGGTTACTATCAAAGTTGGTAAGAAAAGTAAGAAAGATGATTTCTTCGATAATTATTAATAATCTTATTAACGTGAAAGGATAATTCTATGGGATTATTTGATAAATATACAACTCAACCAAAAGCTCCAAAAACTAATTCAGTTAGTTTGAAGAAAACTCTAACAACTATAAGAACTGAATTGACTAAATTGGATTGGAATAGTAGAGAAGCAGTATATGAATTCTTTGAGAATAATCTCATGGATTCCATATACTATCTAGGAACAAATGAAGATCTATATAAGAACTTTGGTATTCGTGGGGAAATATACATCACTATCGATGCAGTATTAACTCAAAATCCAAATATAGTTCTTCCAAAGAATATTGTAATTCATTTGAATGATTGCATGTTTGGATTCTTATTTTCTGTTGATCCAGTTTACTTTGGGCCAATCTATACGAAGACTAAAGAATCTATCATAAATATTTCTAAGCTTATAAATAAATCTACATATGAAAGATTAGATTTTGTAGATTGCTGTAGTAATGAACAACTATTAGACTATCTTCCAATTTGTAGAAATTCTAGCTTAGAAGAAGCAATAAACATTCAACGTACTAATATCATTATAATGACATCTTTGAATCCTAGATTGACTTCAGAAGAAGATATTAAGGATTTATATGGGGAGCTCTTCTATGAAAACTGGGAAGAGTTATTCCTTAATTCTATGACTGAAGTATATCCATCTAATATTAAAGAAGATGATGGTTGGATGTATGATATGATGACAAATGCATTGTTAGAAATGCTTAATGAAAAGCCAATGTCTGAAATTAAGAGCATTCTTATTAAGTATTCTGAAAAATGCTTAAAGATGCAATTAACTAAGGTTGGTGTACGGTGCTCATTATTTGAACTTTCTTCTGATTATGACAAAATTGTTTATATTGCAGAAGAATTACGCGACCAGGGAATGTATATCATATAATATAAATATACCCAAGGAGATTCAATCTCCTTGGGTTATCTTTTTATTTTTTATAAACTTCTGAACTTATTAATAACTAAAAAAGTATTAATACGCAAAGGAGTATTATTATGGGCTTATTAATTCAACGCGTTGCGGAAGTATCTGGATATAGTCCAGAACAAGGCTTATATGATGTTGCATATCCTACTGGATTTCTAAATTTTGACCATTTGAATGGTTATAATTTAAATACATTTAACGATAAAGGTGAATTAGTTCCAACTAAACATATTGGTTTACTTGATGGGTCTTATAATCTATTGATTGGTAGATCTGGTTCTGGTAAATCCACATTTGCAGTTCAGGCTGGTGCAAATATTATCTCCCAATTTGAAGATGCAGAAATGATGATTCAGTCTATGGAAGGTGGTATTACAGTACCACGTTTAGAAACTTTGACTGGTTATGTTGGAAATGAATTATTTAATAGAATCTCTATTAAGAATAGTGGTATTACTGCTGAGTCTATCTATGATGATATTTATAGCATCTATGAAACTAAAATTAAAAATAAGGAAAAATTCTTATATGATACTGGTATGAGAGATTCTACTGGTAATCCTATTATGAAATTTACTCCAACAGTTATGGTTATTGACTCCATTGCATTATTAGCACCTGAACGTATTGCAGATAAAGGTGAATTATCTGGTCAAATGGCGGCTACTGCAATGGCTAAAGCTAATACTGCATTACTTAAAGGCGTAATGCAATTGATCAAAGCTACAAATATCATTCTTCTAGTAATCAACCATATTACTGAAAAGATTGAAGCCAATCCAATGATGCATACTAAAGGCGCATTGATTTATCTTAAACAAGGTGAATCTTTACCTGGTGGTAAAGCAGTTACATATTTGGCTAATAACATCATTCGTTTCGATGATAGTAAACTCAAAGAAGAGACATTCGGATTTAGTGGTGCACAAGTTGATATCTCTCTTGGTAAATCTCGTACAAATAAAGCTGGTAAGTCTACACCATTAATCTTCTCTCAAGAAAATGGTTTCGACTCTTTATACTCTTTGATGGTTATGCTTAAAGATGCAGGTGTAATTGCGACTAAAGGTGCATACTTAGCATTAGATGGGTATGAACCTAAGTTTAGAACTCGTGACTTCAAACAATTATTCATTGATGATGAAGAATTTAGAAAGGCATTTGTTAAAGCGGCTAATACTGAATTGGAAAAATTGCTTACTCCAATCCCTACTGGCGGTCAAGCTACGAATGCATCTATTACAAAAGATCTAATTGCTACATTCAAAGCATTGGAAGATTAATTAATACAGTGATTATATATTATAGATCAGATATAACGGAAGAGTTGTTAAAACTCTTCCGTATTAATTTTTGTAAGTGTTTAAGAAAGGAAGAAAAAGATGGCTGGAAGTCTCAATCTAGAAGATAGAATAAATGAGGTTAGACAGAGATTAAGCAGTCCAGAACAGGTATTAGGGAAAGAGTTGATTCAACCATTTCCTACAAGTAGTTCCGGTAGCCGTAAAATAATGTATAGTGTCCATTCCGAACAAGCAATGGCACTGTGTAACCCAGAAGTACCATTCATTCAAACTGGATTTGAGAATGAGTACGGAAGAAGATCTACATCTTTCCAACAAGCAGAGCAAAATAAAAGAGTGTTGGATAAAGTAGAAAAATATGGAATCAATCCAGGGCATGAATATTATTTGATCGTTTATAATGAAGAAAGTAATACACTTGATCTAATCCATAAATGTGATTATAAGTATATTACAGAGTCGTTTGGTTATCAGATCAATAATTCATATCTTGATTCATTAGCTCCTGGAAGTATTATTGAAAAAGATACGGTTATTAGTAAATCAAAAGGATTTGATAAATATAATAACCGTATGGATGGTATCAATGTTTTACTAATGTATATAGCTCAGAATAAGACTACTGAAGATGCTATTGAAATTAGTGAATCTTGTGCTAAGAAATTTAGATCTCCATTAGTTAAGAAGATATCCTTCATGATAAATGAAAATGATATCTTACTAAACTTATATGGGAATGATGCAATCTATAAAGTCATTCCTGATATTGGAGAAAAGATTAATGATGGTATCTTAGCTGCAGTGCGAAGAGAAAATAAAGAAGAAGCATTATTCTCTCAAGTATATAGTAAGCTTAAAGATATCAATATGTCTGATGAAAAGATTACTAGCTCTGGTACTGTAGTTGGTATTGAAGTTAGAACTAACAATCCAGACTTAATGGAAACGTCTATCTATAATACTCAGCTTAATATGTATTATCAAGATAAGAGACGTTTCTGTGAAGAAATGATCAGCAAGGTTAATAAGTTAAAAATTCATTATCAATGTGAATTATCTTATGACCTTCAAAAGATGGTTTATACTTGTCAGCAAGTAATTGATGGAGTTAAATATGATATGGATAGCAATGTGTATTCCAACTTACAAATGGATGTATACGTTCTTGAAGAAAATGAACTCCATATTGGTGATAAGTTAACTAATCGATATGGTGGTAAAGGTGTAATCTCCAGTATTATCCCAGATGAATTAATGCCACAAACAGAAGATGGGCAATATGTAGAAATGAAATACAATCAGGCTACAGTTGTCAATCGTCTAAACCCATCTCAGTTATTTGAAATGGAAATCAATTCCGCATCAGCATCTATTATTAGAAATCTTAATAAACAGGACGTAAATGGTTCTTTAGAGAAACTAGTTAAGTTTACAAGATTCTTTAGTCCAACTCAAGCTGATGAAATGGAAAACTTTATTAGAGAAAGTAATCCATCGGTAAGAGCAGAATATCTAAATTCTATTATTGAAGATGGAAATCTTACTCTATCTATATTACCAATTCAGGAAGCAACAAATATTGACGTACTCAGAGAAGTACTTCATGAGTTCCCTGAAACTAAACATCGTAGAGTTCTAACTCCTATGCTAGATTCTACTGGTACAAAATATAGATTAGCAAAATCTTTAAGACCTGTATTGGTCGCTAAACAATATATCTGTAGATTGAAACAATATGCAGAAGAAAAGTTCTCAGCGACTAGTATGTCTTTTAGTAATAATCGTGGTGAAAATAGTCGTAATAAAAACTCTGGACTATATAAACCAGTTTATACTAATACTCCTATCCGTCAAGGTGAAATGGAAATTGGTGCCTTGACTCATATTGGTGATGATATCAATGTAATTATGCTTATGCTTTACAGTACTGCACCTATTGGTCGTAGAGCTGTAAAAGAATTACTCACTGGTAATCCTAATGATATTAATATTGTATTGACTGATGATGCAAAATCTCGTTCAGCTGAAATTGTTAATACTTATTTGAAGTCTATCGGATTACGATTAGTATTCGAGAAAGTTCCAAAGAAACTTACAAATGCATTATTATATAATATTCCTGATGAAGATTTCTACGTTCCTGCGTTTTTGAAGGAAGATGGTTACTTAGGTGAATTGAATCTAAATAACGATAAGAATTTAAAAATCACAGTTAAGAAAATCAATGGGAAATATTATCCACAATATAAAAACTTTAAAGAACCTTGCGTTCCGGCTATTATGACTGGTGCAATGTCTTCCGAACAGCCTGAAGGATTTGATGATACAGATCCATTCTGGATGATGCGGGATATAAAATACTTTAATAAATAAGGAGTTTATCATGATTCTAAGAGATCTATATACCGATCTTCTAAGAGGCAATCTTGATAATGTATTTGATCAAGAAAACGTACAAATGATAAATAGCGTAACTTCTAAGCTATTATCCAATCCAAGTTGGACTAATAAAGATATAGAAGATGCTGATCTCATTTTACGAATAAGTAATATCTTATATAATAATACTGACTTCTTAGCTTTACCTTTAGAAGATGGTATTTATGATTTATTACTTGAAGCTTATAGAAAATATAATCCTCATTTTCAAGTCGGGTCTGAAGTTGTACATTTTAAATTACAATCTTCTAAACAACCTAAGTCTAGTAAAAATGAGCCTCATTATATTGAAGCTATAGTTAGTTATCCAAAAGAAGCTAAAGAAACTATTTATGAGCAAGTATTTACTGAAACTCCTACCAATAGATTCCAAGAAGCATATGCAACTCATCATGCTACTGTATCTGATAGAGGACGAGATACTGCTCATAAATATCCTAAATTAGTCGGAACCTTAGATAAGTGTAAATTCGTTACAGACAAAGATGCACAAGATGCTATGGTTTATAAAGATCCTAAAGTAAGAATCTTTGAAAGAGATTTCTTAGCTAAACATCTTATGATGGGTCTTATTGGATATAATCAGCCAATCGAAATGGTTGCCGAAATTAAATATGATGGTTTATCAGTTGAAGCTGAAGTTAACAATCAGATCATCAGTGCACGAACACGTGGTGATCTTGATGCAGATTTAGCAACAGACTTGACTGATATCTTAGCTGGATACAGATTCCCAAATAATATATCTAATGATGAAATTATTGGGATGAAATTCGAAGCTATTATAACTAAAGAAGATTTGATTAAGTTTGAAAATGCCACTGGTAAAGAATATAAGAATATGAGAACTGCAATAGCTGGAATTATTGGTTCTGCTAATGCTAGAGATTATATTAACTTTATTACTTTAGTGCCATTGGCTACCTCATTAGAATTTAATAATCGAATCGAAGAATTAGAATTTATGAATAGATATTTTGCAACTAAAGAGCCTAACCGTTATCAATATATGGTTGGGGATTTTGCAAACCTTCTATTCCAAGTTAAGAAGTTCACTGATGAAGCTGCATGGTATCGCGACTATATGCCTTTTGCATATGATGGTATTGTAGTATCTTATATGGATAAAAATATCATAAATGCTTTGGGTAGGGAAAACCATGTGAATAAATACAGTGTGGCTATTAAGTTCAATGCTATGGTTAGAACTACAAGATTCAGAGGATATCAATATACTATTGGCAAGAATGGTGTAATTACCCCGATGATCATGTTTGACCCAGTTGAATTCAATGGCACAATTCATAACTTAGCATCAGGTCATTCTTATGAACGATTCAAAGCATTAGCATTGAAGTATGGAGATCTAATCGATGTCACATATGTAAATGATGTAATGCCTTATGTATCAAATCATAGATGTCCAGAAAATGATGCAAATCCTAATAAATTGGAAATATTCATCGATATTTGTCCATCATGTGGAAGTACACTTGAGGAATCTATTAGTGGCAAATCTGTAGTTTGCCCTAACCCAGATTGCCCTGGACGTGGGCTCGCAAGAATGGAAGATATGCTTCAGAAAATAAATTTCAGAGATTTCTCTGGAGCTACAATACGTGAATTAAATATAACATCATTCACTCAATTGATTAATATAACTAAAGATCAATTGTCTTCTCTTGGAGAAGTAAACTCTGCAAAATTCATGGATAGAATTAATGAGCTTAAGACAAATAAGATTTATGATTATAATATCATTGGAGCTCTTGGTTTCTCTGATATAGCAATCAAATCTTGGAAGCTCATCTTACATGAACTAAGACTTGAAGAAATAATGAATCTAGATCCAGCTACATTGGAGTTCAAATTATTGAAGATCAAAGGTATTGGTAAAGTTGCTACTGAGACTATAATCAATGAGCGACATTTATTCATGCAAGATCTTGTTACAATATCTGAAATGCCAAATGTAGTTAGAACTTGTGGTCTAGTAGATAACCGAAAGAAGATAGTCATCACTGGATTCAGAGATGATACCTTATCTGATTTGGTTTCACCATTAGGATACTTTGTCACTGATAGTGGAGTAACTAGAGATACATCAATCTTATTAATTCCTCAACCTGGGTTTGCTAGTAGTAAAGTCGATAAGGCCATGAAATATGGCGTTCAGATCGAAACTATAGTAGATTTTAGGAAGCGATTAGGGTTGTAAAAAGTTACAAAACAAAATACAAGGTATTAATATATTATAGGTATGGAGACATATAGAATTGATCATCTATGTGTCTTTATATATACATTTCTTTTATTTCTTTGCAAAGGAGATTTTTATTATGAAGAAAGATGTTAAGGAAACAAGTATCATTTCTACAGTGGTTGATCGTTTGAAATCCGAAGAGATGATCCTATTCCATTCCAACCAATTTATGCAAGCTGGGAAATGCATCCTATTTGGTGCAGTTAAATTCTTAGCTAACACTAAGTTCGAAAACGAAGTGGCTTTACGCATCAATGATAAGAATGGCGTATTTATCATTGCTGTAGTATTGGAAAAAGTAAAAGACGATGAAGGTAAAGATAGCTTTGAAGCTCGTTTTGAAACAAACGAAGAAGGCATCAAAGATATCGCTACTGTATATGATTTGACTGATGAAGAAGTTCAACGCTTCATTAATCGTTTCATGTATTCTATCAGCAATAACAAATTCGTTACTAATGATTTCGTATACAAAGTATCCCGTGTGATGTTTAGTGCAATCATTAACTTCTTATTAAACCTTGGTAAAAATGAAGTTGACGAAGATGGTTATGAAGTAGCATTCGATGAATATCTAACTGCTACTGCAACTGATGAAGATGGCAAACATGCTATTGCTTTAGAACCTTCTACAGATTTGAAGAAATTCATCAAAGACGATAGCCTAATCGACGTAGAATAAGAAATATAAAATGGTGGTTAGATTCAACATCTAACCACCTTATATTTTTCTTTTTAGTATATGGAGATATTAAAATGAAAAAGGCTATTATTAATGGTGAGTTGTATACAATCTACGACTTCGAGGAAGGTATTAGACATCATGAAGAACCTAATATCGCAGTTGAAGAAGATGGTATTATATATCCAATCATAAGCAAAACAAATGCGTATGGTCAAACTGGGGTATTTGTTGATGGGTGTATGGCTACATTTATCAATGCTTCAGATAAACCAGAAAATTATAAAGTTGATAATTTAAAAGTTATTGACTTTAGCAATACAAAAAGCATGAAAGAGCAAATCGAAAAGAATGCCGAACTACGTGAAATGGAAGAGACAGTATTGGTTAGCCCTGATAATATTTTCAATGCTAAACCAAAACCTACAGATCTTCCAGAAATGATTGCTCTTAAACAAGCTGTAAATCAAAAGCATATTGATATCAACAAGTACGCATATCGTTTTGGTGATAACTTTAATAATGATAGACGATTGTTTGAGAAACCAACAATCACTTTATCTAAATTGAAGACTATTGCTGAAGCATTAGATATGTCTTGTTATATCATTATTGAAGATAAAGATAAAGATGTGCCTAATCCGATCGGTAGTCAAGTTAAAGTTCGGATTACTAACATCGAGGAGGGAGAAGCAGATGATTAATCAGGCTAAGTTCATTGCTGATTACAATGAGCGTAATAGACCTAAGTTTAATGATAAATTCTTCCAAAAGTCAGATGATGATATCATCGAGGATTTGAAAGATGTAATTCTATCTTGTCAACGTGATAAATTTTACACGATTAGAGTAGAAAAATTCGAAGTCATCGATGATTATGCAGAAATCCAAAGATTATTGACAGGAGAAGAAACTCCTACAATATCTATTAAGGATTCTGATCTAAAAATTCTTAAAGTAACCTATTATACTGCAATCGGTAGTCAAGAAGATACATTTGATGTATTGATTGCAGTACCACGTGTTATCGATGGTGCGTATATTCATCTAAATGGTAATGATTATTTCCCATTATTCCAATTAGTTGATGGTAGTACTTATAATAATACATCTTCAACATCAGCTAAGACTCAATCTATTACATTGAAGACCAACTCTAATGCAGTTAAGATGCTTCGTAACTTCTTTGAGTTTAAATTATCTGATGGTGAAACCTTTAAGAAGTTAGCATCATTTAGTGTTTATCTATTTGATCATAAGGTAACTTTATTTGAATATTATCTAGCTAGATTCGGGTGGTATAAAACCATTTCTGAATTCAAGTTTGATCATGTGATTAAAGTTACTGAAGAAGATCCTCAAGATGATGAATATGATACATTTGTAGTTCAAAACAGTCATATGAAAACTCCTATCTACATTTCTGCAGTTAGAAGTGTTTTAGATGCCGATAGAATTCTACAATCTTTTGTAGCGGCATTCATCATCTCTATCAATAAATATGCAACCAAGAAGTTTACATTAGATAATATCTACAATACAGATTTCTGGATTTGTAAACTTGGGTTTAACTTTGTAAGTTCTGAAACTTCAGTATTTACTAAAGGTAATGCAATTATTGAATCTTTAGAAAACTCATATGATATTCCAACTCAAAAACGCTTAAGATTACCAGATGAAATTAAGTCTAATATTTATAGTGTATTGAAATGGATGGCTAGTGAGTTCTCTTATATTCGTCTAAAGGATAATTTAGATGCATCATCTAAACGTATTCGTTGGTCTGAATATATTGCAGCGATGTATATTATGATTATCAATCTTAAACTACGTCGCTTACCAGAAAAACCAGATCCTAATGTAGAAGTGCTTCGTATTAAACAGCAATTGAATACGCCGCCAATGGCATTGATTGCTGAATTGCAGAAGTCTAATCTAAAAGGATTTAGAAATATGGTTAATGACCGTGACTCTTTCTTACAATTGAAATACACCATCAAAGGCCCATCTGGTCCAGGTGAAGGTAATGGTAAGAAAGTAGCTCAAAATATTCGTGCAGTAGATATCTCCCAATTAGGTATCATTGATGTTAATACATCATCTGCATCTGATCCTGGTGTTGGTGGTATGCTTTGTCCACTAAACGATAAAGTATTTGAATATAATTCATTTACCAATGACCCAGAACCAAATACTTGGGATGCTAATTTTGATGAATTGCTAAAGATTTATAGGGATCAAAAAGGTTATACTTCCGCAATAGCTCTCGCTGAAGATGCTGGTTTAGAATTAACTGATGATCGTAATCCTGAATCTGTAGCATTTGATACAGAATATCTCGGTAATCTTATTGGAAAGATTGCTCCAACAAAAGCATTCGAAACTCAACTAAGACCTGCATTCATTAATATGGAAGATAGTGGGTCTATTATCTTTGAAGACTAGAGGAATAAGAATATGCCACAAGACATTTATTATAGATATTTTGTGTTCTCTAGAACACAAATGGAAACAATCAGAATTCGTGAAGAAAAGCTTGGCCGTCGTGCTAAGTTTGGTAAAGTTATTGTCGATGGCGTTCCAAAAGAATACACTGATATTCTTTTGGATATGTCTGCGGCTAAGTATCCTGATTCTATTAAAGTAGCTGAAGGTGATATTAGACGCATTGTCTATACTAAATAGGAGGTATATTTTATGAATCCAGTTGGACAAGCAAGTTGTGATCTTCATAATATTGGCCATTATTTTGCTAAATTAATCGGTAAAGAAACTCTTTACTGGGATAAGCTTAATACTATTGAGCCAGATTATAATATTTTGACTGATCATGTAGATGAGTATTTTATTAAAAAGGATTTTGAAAAAGATTCTGAAAATAGATACTCTAATATTGAAATGCAAGCATTTGGTCGTAAATTCAGCGTACGTGGAAAAAATATTATTCTTGTTTTCAATAAATATATTCCAGATAGTGCTGTTGGTGATAATCCATTCAGTGTAGTTATCAATCAGGAAACTGATTCTATCAATACTCTATTGATTCATTTCAATCGTTTAAAACTCATGGTAGGAGATAGAGATTATGCGGCTTTATACTCCTTCTTTAATGCATTATTTACATACATCTATGATAAAGAGTCTCCAATTGTAACTCTTCATACAATGTATACATATATTGACTTCGTATTTAATAACTTATATATGGAAGATGTAACTGGATATATTAAATTTCATACATCTAAAGCAACTGAAGTTATTATGAATGAATGTGAAAAACTTAAAATCAATGATTCTCAAGGGTTCTTGCAAGAAGTATTAAATCAATTAGAAGATGAAGAATATAAAAATCTTTTCTATTCTCCTAAGAATACTGCAAGAATTACTGAAGCATCTAACGAGCCTAAGTTTAACTTAAAACGCCTATTGAATACCATTGATAAAGTATTCTATGAGCAAAATGTTAATACTGTTGAAGTTCGTGATGCATTCATCTCTTTAGCTAAATCTAGAGATTTAAATGATGTTGTAAAAGTTGCTCAAGTTTATTCTTCTGAAGTTGAATTGTATAATGAAATTCCAGAGACTATCCAAAAAGAAGTTATGGATATCATTGTAAAACGCATTGAAGATTTGATTGAATCTAAAGGTGTTGAAGATATTAACCCTGAAACAGAAGATGAAAAGAAAACGCGTCTTGAAAATGATATTGAAGCTCGAGTACGTAAAGCTTTAGATCAAATGAATAATAAATAATAATTATGGACTTGGGTCAAATACCCAAGTCCTTTTTATTTTTTTGAGGATAATTAATATGAAAGAGGCAATTGTAAGTGCTAGTACATGCCTTAAATGTGGATCAAAGAATATGGATTTAGTAACCATTAATGGTTCTATTGTAAAGTATTCTTCATATCTAAGCATGTTAAGCAAAGATGAAGTAAAAGATAAACTAAGCAATTACCAGCTATATAAATTCAAGTGTAGAGAGTGTGGGCATACATCTTCTATTGACTGGAGATTTGGACTACCATGTCCAACTGAAGAAAAGGCTGATTTTTAGTTAAAACAAAGCAATAATATAAAGAAAGGAGAAACCCTTATGATTACAAAAAATAAAATTTTATACATCATAGGTGCTATAATTTATATTAGTTGCTTTGCCTACATTATATCCGATATGCTTCAAACTATCGAAGGTAGAATCTTATTGTTTATTTATTCAACATCAGTCATTCTGACTGCTTTAATTCTATTTCTAGGTTATAAGATATTCAAAGCCCTACTAGTAATTATAGAAAAGTATAGCAAGGAATGATATCATGTCCAATTTAGCATTTACCATACTACTTTTATCAGGTTTGCTATGTATTATTGCAAATATCGGCTTTATATCTTCAATATCGATGATGTTATTAACAGTAATGTATATCATAACTCGTCCACGGAGGTAATATGTCAGTATTTAGTTTTATTAAGATAGTTGGGACCTTATACATGCTTCTCTCTATTTTGCTTACTATCTGTGTAGCTATCATACTTCCAGATGGATTAACTTTAGTGTCTCCTATTTGGATTACACTACTTGTATCTATCGCCGGTACTGCATTCTTAGTATATTCTAAAAAGAGAAAACAGTCTAAGGTTACAGGTAATAAATAATGAAATTAGACTTTATCACTCTAGTAATACTATTGACCATGGCAATTACTTTTTATAAGAATCTAACCACTCCAGGTGATATTCCTATAGAAGTTATAACTGCATTCATATTTTTAGCAATAGTAGTGCTAGCATATTATAACTCTAAGTAATAAAAAAGTATCTCATATTACACATACAAATAATTTAATATTAAAAGGAAGTATAAAAATGACTTTAGAAGTAGGACTCTTATGTGGGTTCTTATTAACTATTATAATTGGAATAATTTTATTTATAGATTATGTAAAGTTATCTCCAAGATATACAATAACAAGTAAACGTGAGGGAAAAGATTTACCTCTATTTTATAATGTAGAAATTAATGGTGATTTTTCAATACCAGTTTCTAAATTAGATTATGATATGGTTTCAGTTGGTGATAAAATTGTAATAAGCAGTTTTATGGGAATCGGCGATAACTGTAGAGTTTACAAAATCGAAAAGGTATAATATGAGACTTATTTACATAAGACTTGAGAACTACATAGGAATCTATAATGGTCGTGGAGACAATATCTTAGAGGTAGACTTATCACAGTCTACCTCTAATATTATTATAATACGCGGCTCTAATGGTTCCGGTAAATCAACTTTATTGAAAGCTTTATCTCCACTCCAAGATGATAATACTGCAATTATTCCTGGATTGGAAGGTAAGAAATCTTTAAGATATTTATATAATGGTGAAGTTTATGAAATCGTTTATATCCATCCAGTTAAATCTGATGGATCTAGAGGTCAGGTAAAACTTCAAATCTATAAAGGAAATAAGAGAGAAGAATTAAATCCAACTTGGAATGTAACTTCAGGTAAGGATATAATCTTTGATCTATTCAATTTAGATGCTAACTTCTTGACTCTATCTCAATTATCTTCTGAAGATAGAGGGTTAGCGGATAAGAAACCAGCAGAACGTAAGAAGTTTGTTAATAGTATTATCAATGGTATCGAAGTATATAACAACATGTATAAAGTCGTTACTAAGAAATACTCAAACTTCAAAAGTATGATAAATACAATCTCTTCTAAGATTGCTCAAATTGGTAATATAGAAGAATTGAATGTTAGATTTAATAATATCACTAGACAAGTAGAATTAGTTTCTGCCGAAAGAGATCAAGCAATATTAGAGACTGCAAAATTAGATTCTCAAATAGAACTTTTGTCTAAAGATAATAACTTAGAAACTTATTATAATGCAGAGAAAAGTTTAAGAGAACTCAAAGCTACAGTTGATAAAGATATTAATACTATAATTGATATCTGTAAAGGTGAAATTCCATACACTACTGATACAACTGAAATATATGAATTAATTAATAGAAATTTAGAGAAATCTAATAATGAAATTAAACAAGTTATTTCAGATGAAGCTAAAGCTAGTACTAAGCTTGATTCTCTTACAAATGAAAAGACTAAAGTTTATGAAGAACTTCAAGTTAAGATTACAAAACGAGATTCTATTTTAGATAATAGCTTCTCCGAATCTGATTTGAATCTTTATAATGAATCTAAAGCTAAGATTTCTGAAATTGATAAAGAAATCAAATCTTTGAATTTAAATATAAAGAATACATCAGAAGCTGAAAGTCTTATAAATGCCGTAGAGATGATAGTACCAGTTATAGATACATTATATAATGGTTTAGATTCTACTACAAGAAAAGATAAATCTAACTTTGTAAGATCTACTTTAGATAATAATAGAAATTATGTAAATCAGTTACCAATCATTTCTGAAGAGCATAGAAAGCTATCTAGAGAATTATTAGATTTAGAATCAGAATTACGTGCTTATGAAATTCTTTTTGATAAAGCTAAAGGATTAGCTCTTAGACCTAAAGAATGTAAGATTGATTCTTGTGCTTATGTAAAAGAAGCAATTGATGCATCATCTAAAAATCCAGAGTCTAGAATTGATTCAATCAATAAAGAAATATCTGAGATTAATAAGATGATAAAAGAATTAGAATCTAAGTCAGAATTCTATACTGAAGTATATGACTTCTGGAATAGATTTAATAATCTTCATGGAATGATTATGTCTTTTAGAAAACTATTAGACAAGACTCCAATTAGTTATATTCTTGACCCATATAATCTTCTAGAAAGTCTAGATAATATGGAGAAAGTAAATACTGAATTTAATAGAATTCGTGGTATTTATAATATAATGATTACTAAAGATAAATATGAAGATATATTAGAATCATTAAAAGAGCCGGCTATTAAATATGAAGCCAATAAATCTCTAATAGAAGAATTGGATTCTAATATTTCAGATTTAAGAGAATCGTTATCTAAAATTGATAATGATATTCTTGATAAATCTGAAAAAGTTCAATCTCTTAAATATAAGCGTGAAGTTCTTGACTATAAGATAGAAGCTTATACTAATAGCTATGATATTATTAATAAAGTACTTAGTGACTTAGATGATATCAAAGAATTAGAAAACAAAATGAGCTCTTTATCTGATATAGCTAAGCAAGTATCTAGCTTACAAGTTGATTTAGATTCTGCTAAAGAAAAATCTAATAGATTAAATGAGCAATTGAATATGATTCTCCAAGATAGAGATTCTATAGCGTCAAATAAAACACTATTAGAAGACTATCAAAGAGACTTAGACTTATATAATAAAAATTTCTCAATTCTCGAAGCAGTACGTTACTATTTGTCCCCAACTACGGGCATTCAGACGGTGTTTATGAGAACGTATATGGGAAATATTATTTTAAAGGCTAATGAATTATTAAGCTTAATATTCAATGGTCAATTCATTATTCAGCCATTTGTTATTAATGAAGCTGAATTTAGAATTCCATGTTTGGGTAATGGATTATTGAATGATGATATTTCATCTATGAGTACAAGTCAGATTTGTATGATTAGTATGATTCTATCATTTGCAATTCTTTCCAATTCATCTACCGATTATAATATTCTTAAGTTAGACGAAATTGATGGCGGTCTTGATACAGAGAACCGTATCCAATTTATAGGATTACTTAAACAGTTAATTGCTATGGTTGGTTGCGAGCAATGTTTCTTGATTAGTCATAATATGGAATATGATGCAGATACAAGTGTAATTGATATGACTGCAAGACCTGTAATGGTTAGATAATGAGAAGGAGGTTCATCCTCCTTCTTCTATTATTTTTTTTTGTAATCTTAAAGAATTATATATATATATTATAAAGGTGAAATATGATTCTTAATATTTCTATTTTATATTTTAATTTTTATTTCTAGGAGGTGCTCATTATGAGTAAAGTATTTTTTATTGTAGGATTTGTAATTGGTTTTGAGTTATTCTTAGCTATCACTGCTGAGAATATTATTTTAGCTATTCCTAGCATCGTACTAGTGTTAGCTTCAGTAGCAGTTTTGCTTTATGTCTATGGATTAGATTTTAAAGCAATTGTTAATGTTTTTAGAGGAGCTAAGAGATAGTATGAATCTTGGTGTTTTATTGGGACTGCTAGTATTCATGCTAGCATCAAAAGATTTTATTGCAACCTATGCTACAACCACAGAGTTAATCTTATATATTATAGGGCTGATGTTAATGGGTTGCTCATGGTTAATCGATTTTCTTTTAGGGATTGATAGTAATTCTAAAAGGAGAAACAATGCTAGAAAATAGAGTGAATGCTGTAGAGGGAATATTAAAAGGCATACCAGATGATACAACAGTCAATCTCATTGTATTATATTCTGGTGGCTTTGATTCTACCGCACTATTAGATATAGCTATCAGAACTAAAGCAAAATTAGAAAATATAAAGAATGTATATGCATTACATATTGAAAGTAATTTAATCCATGAAGGGAAATTAGAACTAGAAAAGGAATATACTGAAAGATTTATATCTCATATTAATGAAGATAATAATGCAGATGTAAAATTTCTCAAAGTAGTTCGAGATATCCCTGAATTAGATGAATATGCCGAATATGCAGAGAATTCTTATGATCTGCTGATGGTAAATACTATAAATTCCGTAGTTCCATTTATTGGCGGAGCTCATTTAAATATAGTATTAGATGGAACTCTAGATAGAGATTCTAGAGTTTATCATTTACCATTCTATAAAGATATGGTAGAATCATTCAATAAAAACTTCAGAAAGAATGAAGTATGGATGGAATTCCCTTTTCTAAAAATAGATAAGCTAAGAATATTATCATATATTATCCGCAAAGGATTATATGAATTCTGTACATGCTGTGAACAACCAGATCTTAAAGAACAATTCTGTTATAGCTGTAGAGACCACACAAATGCTCTGATAGAACTCCTATTAGAGAATGAGGTATATGGAGGTACAAGTCCTTCGGCGGAGCTTGATGAAAAAGGTATTAAATTTGTTAAGAGTGAATTAACAAGAATTCTTGGAGGTGATTGGAATTAAACCGAAAATTGAAGTGATATCTAGCTTAATTTTATTATTTGCTAGTATCGTAGTAATAACCGCAACATTTGGGTTCCTAATCCGATTTGTTTTCGGGATGGAACTATTTACAAAATTTGAAGAAGCTATGGTATTTCTTTATGTGATCAATGGTGGTCTATTAGTATTTATGATAACTATAGGTTACATGATTTATAAATATCATAAAGAATAAAGAGGGATATTAAAATGGTTGATAAATTAATAAAGTTATTAATATATATGGTAATCCCATGGATTATCATGGTTCCAATTTATTTATTAGATGGTATATCTGGTACTAGATTAACACCAGTAATGCAACTTTTCTGCGTTTTGGTAGATTGCGGAATTGTTGCATTTTATGTAATTTGGTTAATTATTAAGAAGATTGGAGAAGCAGAATGAAGTTAACTGACTATGATTTAAAATATGGTAAATTATTAGAATATATCCTTGCTGCTGGCGAAACAACCCCAAACCGGACAGGTATTGATGCTATATCGACACCTCAAGTGGCGTTTAATATTAATTTAGAAAACTTGGATATGCCAATCCTTGGATCAAAATTTGTACCGTTTAAAACAGCGGTAAAGGAAATTTTATGGATTTGGCAAAAGCAATCTAATGATGTACGTGAACTCCAAAAAATGGGCGTTCATGTATGGGATGAATGGATGCGGGAAGATGGCACTATCGGTAAAGCATACGGGTATCAGCTAAAGAAATTTGATCAAGTAAATAAACTAATCAAAACTTTAAAAGAAGATCCTCATAATCGTAGAATGGTAGTAACTCTCTGGAATAATGCAGATCTAGATGATATGGCACTTCAACCATGTGCATTTGAAACTATCTGGAATGTACATCGCGGTAAATTAAATTGTACTCTAATTCAGCGTTCTGGTGATGTTGGATTAGGCGTCCCATTTAACACATTGCAATATTCAGTGTTAGTATGTATGATCGCACAATGCGTTGGGTTGGTCCCTGGTAAATTAGTTCATTTCATCAACGATGCTCATATTTATGTAAATCATAAAGACGTTTTAAAGAATCAACTTAAGACAATTTATGCATATGATGTAGTTAAGAAAGAAGAAAGACAATATCCTAAATTAAGGTTAAATCCTGAAATCAAAGACTTCTATGATTTCACAATTGACGATATTGTTTTAGAAGACTACGAGCCAGGTCCTAAACGACCTATGGAAGTTGCAGTCTAATATTTTATTTTAATTTTATATTTCTAGTAGGAGAATAGTTATGATTTCAATGATCGTATGTTACGACGCACGCCGTCATATCGGCAAAGATAATGAGTTACTAGTGAAGATTCCAGCAGATCTAAAGCGTTTTAAACAACGTACTTTAGGTTGCAATATTATAATGGGCAGGAAGACTTTTGAGAGTCTTCCTGGATTATTGCCACATAGAATGCACTGGGTTATTACTAGGGATAAAGACTACGTTCCTAAATATCCAGGGCCAAATGTTAAAATATTTCATTCTAAGCAAGAAGTCTTAGATGAAATTAAACGATTAAATTTGGCAAACGTATACGTAATCGGCGGTGGTCAAATTTATGAAGAATTTATGGATGTGTGTGACTGTATTCATGCAACGGTAGTTCATAAAATTCTAAAAGAGGGAAATGTATTTTTCCCAAAAATTAAATCTAGCGAATGGTCACAAAGCCAGGATGGTAAGACATGGACTTGGAAAGATGAAAATGGTGATATGCTAGAATACACATATCAGAATTTTTATCGAAAGAAAGATAATAAATTAAAAATGGAGTCTAAATTTAACAAAGCGTTATAAGGAGTAATATATGGAAAAAGAACAACAAAGTGTAAAAATGTTAGATACAAAAGCTAAAATCGAAAAGTATTTTGGTCGTTTAGATGAAGCATCTGATGATCGAATCATTCAGTGGTTATGTGATGAATATGGTCTAACTGAAGAGGAAGTAAAAAATACGCATGTATATATCCTTAAAACAGATATTATATTTAAATTTATCGCGGATTGCAAGCTAACAAAACGCGATTACCATTTTAATGCGTTCCCTATTAGTAATAGAGCTAATGCTATTGCTAACCGTATCTCTGAATATAAAAATAATCCAAAACCTAAGAACGATCAGTTGCCTTTCTAATAATAATCTTGCCTATATATTATAATCGTGATATATAGTTTATATATAGGAGGATTTATTATGAATAGGAGGACTTTATTTCTATTACTAATTTTCACTTTTTCAATATTAGTGGCTCAAGCATCCACTGATAGAATTTGGTTCAGCTCAATGACTCGAGATCAAAAAGATCAAACAATCAGATATTTACAAGATTCAAATAAGGACTTATCTGATAGAGTTAATCTTTTAGAAAAACAAGTAAAAGAGTTAAATGAGCAAGTTTCTAATTTACAAAAATAGTATTATTTAATTTTAAGGAGAATTAAAATGAAAACTAACAAAACTTTAATCTTAACAGCAGCAGTACTTTCTACAGTTTCTATGGGTGCATATGCATCTAATGTTATTACAGGTGCAGATGCCGCAGCTTTTGGTAAAAATAATGTAGTTGCCGGCTCCAGTGCATTTGCTGGTGGTTATAGCAATACTGTAAATAGTCAAAACAGTATTGTTGCAGGAACTTTAAATGAAGTAAACAAAAATACAGCGGGTAATGGATCCGCATTGGTTATCGGCGATAACAATACTGTTGCAGCATCCAGTGTATTAGCTGGTGGTTATGCTAATAAAATTACAGGTAATAACTCTGTAGTTAATGGTATTAAAAATACAGTATCTTCTGATAACTCCGTTATTACAGGTCAAAATAATAATGTAACTGGGCTAGCAAATGATGTTAGTGGTAATACTAACGTTGTAGATGGCTCGTATAACGCAGTAAGTGGTTATAAAAATACAGCTAATGGTTCTAGTAATTTAGTAGGCGGGTATCTTAACACAGCAACTGCTAATAATACATTGGCCGTTGGTATGAATAATAAAGCTACTGCAAACGAAGCATTTGTTGGTGGTCAATTATCTAAAGCTAGTGGTGAAGGCTCTATCGCTTATGGTTATGCAAATGAAGCCACTAAATTAAATTCTGTTGCTCTTGGCAATCAAACAAAAGCGTCTGCAGATTTTGCGACAGCTACAGGATACTTAACTGAAGCTAAAGGCGGTTGGAGCTTTGCTGCTGGCAACCAATCTAAAGCTATCGGAAATGGCTCCGTGGCATTCGGTAACAAAAATAAAGCTATCGGATTGCATAGCTTCACTGCAGGAGACAACAACGTTGTCTACGGAGGTAATGCTACAGCATTAGGTAACTACAATACTGTAGCAGGAGTAAGTTCTTTCGCTACTGGTCAAAACAATACAGTCAGCAAAGACTTCGGCACCGCTATTGGTACAAATAATGCTTCTAATGGTGAAGCATCTTTTGTAGGAGGAAATGGCTCCACAGCTCAAGGCGATAACGCTTTCGCATTTGGTTATAAAACACAAGCCATTGGTGATGGTAATATTGCTATGGGTAAATATGCTAATGCGACCGGTAAAGATTCCTTAGCACTTGGTCGTGATTCTGTAGCGAGTGCAGATAACACAAATGCATTAGGTCAAAATGCAGTAGCAAGTGGTGAAAATGCTACAGCAATTGGTCATGGATCTGAATCTGCTGGCCGTAACTCCAATGCATTTGGCTCTTCTGCTAATGCATCTGCTGACTTCTCTACAGCAGTAGGTAATAGTGCTAAAGCTAAAGGCGTATCTAGCACTGCTACAGGCTTTAATGCATTAGCTAATGGTAACTTCTCTACTGCATATGGTAATGATGCTCAAGCAAAAGGTAATCGTTCTGTAGCAGTTGGTTATAATGCACGTGCAGAAGAAAGTGCAGTAGCTATTGGTAATAACTCCAATGCGGGTGCAGTTAATGCAGTTGCAGTTGGTGCCGGCAATGTAGTTACTGGTATTAAATCTAGTGCGTTTGGTGTAGGTAATACAGTGGCCCAAGCCAATACACATGTATTAGGAAATGAAATCGCTACAACTCAAGCCAATAGTGTTGTAGTTGGTAATAAATCCACTGATCGTGCAGCTACAGCTGAAGAAGAAGCCGAAATCAATGGTTTGAAGTATGGCAACTTCTCTGGTAAAGGTTCTGTAGCTAATGGTGTTATGAGCATTGGTTCTGTTGGTGGTGAACGTCAATTAATCAATGTAGCAGCTGGTAAAGTATCTGCAGATTCCACTGATGCAGTTAATGGTAGCCAATTATATGCTGTGGCTCAAAATGTATCTAATGTAGCTAATAGTACTAAGAATGTAATTGGCGGTAATGCAACAGTAGATCAAAATGGCAATATCACTACTAACAATATTGGTGGTACTGGTGAATCTACTATCGATGCGGCTATTAAGAAAGTTAATGTTAAGGCAACTGGTCTTGAAGCTGGTAGCAATAATGTAACAGTTACTAGCAAAACAAACGCTACTGGTGATAAAACTTACACAGTAGACGTTAATAAAGATCTTAAATTGAACAGCGTAACAACTGGCGATACTAAGATTGATAATAAAGGTCTTTCTGTAGCTGGTAAAACTTATGTATCTAAAGATGGTATTAATGCAAACGATCAAAAAGTTACTAATGTAGCTGATGGTAAAATTGCAGCTGGTTCTAAAGATGCAGTTAATGGTAGCCAATTACATAAAGTAAATCAAAATATCAAAGCATTAGCTGGTGGTATTGGTGAACTTGGTGGTATTGTTAACGAGCATGATACTTTGATTCAAAACAATACAACTTTAGCTAACAATGCTATAGCTGAAGCTAAGAAACATACTAGCGTTACTGCAGGTAATAATGTAACTGTAACTACAAGCACAAATGCAGCTGGTGGTACTGATTATAAAGTATCTGTAGATAAAGTTAAATTTGGTAATGTTTCCTTAGATGACAAAGGCCTAAACAATGGTGGTAATAAAATCACTAATGTAGCTGATGGTACAATTGCAGCTGGTTCTAAAGATGCAGTTAATGGTGGTCAACTTAATACAGTGGTTAATAATATTAACAACCGTTATGATGGTTTGACTAACCGTGTAGCTAAATTAGATGAACGTGTTAATAAAGTTGGTGCAAGTGCAGCAGCTTTAGCAGCATTACATCCACAAGACTTCAATCCAGATGATAAATGGACTGTAGCAGCTGGTTATGGTAACTATAAAGGCGAAAATGCAGCAGCTCTTGGTGCATTCTATCGTCCTAATGAAAATACCATGTTCTCCGTTGGTGCTACAATTGGTTCTGAAAATATGGTAAACGCTGGTGTATCCATTAAATTTGGTCATTCTGATAAATTGGTTTCCAATAGTCGTGTAGCAATGGCTCGTGAAATGCAAGACATGAAAGCAACTATTGAAGCTCAAAATAAGAAGATCGAAATGTTAGTGAATATGCTTCTTGGTAACAATGACAAAGTGAAAGATACTGTGTTCCCAGACGTTCCAGAAAATCATTGGGCTTATACTTTAGTTAATGATTTAGCACAACGTGGTTATATTGATGGTTACGAAGATGGTCAATTCAAGGGTGATCGTTTAATGACACGCTATGAATTTGCAGCTATGTTAGATCGTGCGGTTCAAAATGGTGCAGCTATTAATCAAGAAATGGCTGATGCTATTCGCGAATTCAAACCAGAATTGGATCAAATTAAAGCAGGTATGCGTTTCCATGTAGATCGTATCAGCGGTGAAGATACTGATTTACATAAAGTTGAACGTGTACGTGTAAATACTGAATCCAATCGTGATCAATATGGTACAGTTGTTACTAAATAATTAGGGTGATAGATATGAATCCTATTATCCCTAATGATGTATTATACTTATATATCATAACAGATAAACTAATTGGATTAGCTTGGCTGCTTATGATTTTAAGTATGGCGATATTTTTATTCCACATGATAATCTATATGGATTATGGAAATAATTCTGTTAGACAAGATGCGTTTACGAAATATAATTATGATCATGGTAAAAAGATTAGATTGGTTTTAGTGTCAGTATTGATAATATCTATTATTTTACTAACACTAGTCCCAAATTCTGATCAACTTATGCTATTGATCTTGAATAATTATATGACTCCAGATACTTTAAATTCATTGTCTAATAACGGGAAAGATATATTAAATCAATATATCGATATAATCAAAAGTGGAATACATTAAGATTTATTGGAGAAGGGATTAAATCCCTTCTCCATATTTCTTATTTTTTATATTTGGAGGCTATTATGGTATTAGAAGATATAATAAATATATTTAAATCTAGATATGAAATAGATAGGTATGATACTGAAAATGGATTACCGTTTATTATTTTGGATAGAACTATCAAAGTTACAGTCCAAAATCATCATGTCTTAATAGAGTGGAAGAACTTAGGTATTCCATCATATATTAAGACTAAGAAAAATAAGATGCTATTTGGAATTGGAATACAAAAAGCGATTGTTATTCAATCAGGGTTCTATGATTCTGAATTATTAGAAATAGTAGAAAAATGTAATCTTAAAGCTACAGTAATATATGACAGTGTTATAAAGTCTATGTTTGGTAGTTTACTATTCTATAAACCAGATGGAACTGTGTGTAATGTATATCATACGGATAATGGATTATTTGATTTTAATCATTTATCAACTTGGGTTAAAGATTTAACTAAAGATGAAATGATTTCTTATTTAGAGTCCATAGGATTTAACCAATAAGTCCACATATTAATACGAAATACTATTGATTGTGGGGTAATTTTATGCTTACTAAAATTGATGTAAATAACTTACTAAATTCCTATGGTTATACATTACAAACGACTGGTCATTACAAAGATTGCAATATATTAACCTATATGAATTCACTTAAAGGTATTGTTAATTTTGCAGTAGATGAAAATAATAATCCTTTGGCATTCTATATGGATTCAAATATTGTATTCCATAATATCAAATCAGAAATAGATGTAATCTATGCTATGGATCTATATATGGATAAGAATGATAATTTTATGAAATTTGTTTATAAGATTATTTTCACATATTATGATTCATGTGCTAGAATATACGTCAAAGATGGTTTAGCTGAACGTACGGTAATTAGAATTGAACTTCCAGATAAGACAATTGTAGTTACAGCAAACTATACTAATATTATTATCCAAGTTAAGTCTTTAAATGATAAAGATAATCCTGGAGAACGTATTAAAGTAGTTGAAGCTGGTAACCATCAAGAAGTATTAGATTTTATTAATGAACTATATTAAGAAAAATATCCCAGAAGAGTTTGAAACTCTTCTGGGAATACTTCTTTATTTTTTTTAATATTTAGATTCAACTAGAGAGATGATTCCGTTTTCTCTTACTGCTAATGGGAAGTTCATATTAAGATTTGAATTACGAGCAACCCCAGTTTGGAAGTTTAGATTCATATCTTCTAATAAGAATGGATCAGGTAGACTAATATTTTGTACTACTTGTCCAGTCTTAACATTCATAGCTATGAATTCTCTATATTCTGTCTTAGTATCATAGACAACTACAGTTTTGATGTCTGGATTAGATTCAGCAATCATACGATTTTGTTCAGGTGTAAATTGTTCACTAGTTACGGCTGGTTGGAATATATCCATACCACCTTGAGGTTGAACCATCAATGGAATATCTCCTGTTTCTAATCTTGGTGGCATAAATCCAGCTTCAAGTTGTTGTCGAGGCGTATTGATGATATTTTCATATAAGCTCATAACAGCTGCATCATCATTACCGGTGGCATCAATCTTAAGTTCCTTAGTACGTTTAAGTTCCATATCATGACATTTAGAAATAACAGAGTTAAGTTCTTTAATGGCAGATAATTTAGTACTAGATAGGGAAGAAATAGTTGTAGAGATGTCTGTAAGGTATTGATATTTACCTCTCATCTTAGAAAGACGAATATCATTAAATTCTTGCTTAAGTTCACCTTGCAATCCTTCGATTTGCATGATCATACCTTTAAGCATACCATTAGTTTCTTCATAGGATTCTGAATATGGCGCATTTGTTACCAATTCAGATACTTCTCCTTCAGGAGAATCTATATCTCTATTTTTTTTAGGTGGACGGCCACGTCTACGTGGTTTAATTAAAGTATTTTCGTCCTCTACTGGCATAGGTTTTACGATAGACTCTGTTTTGCCAGATTTTAGTTTACCAAAGACTGATTTCATACTTAGATCAACTTTTGGTTCTTCTAAAACTGCATTACCAGAGACAATAGCTTCAGTATATTGCATAATAGACCTCCTAGATAATCATTATTAGATAGTTCTAGGTATTATAACCTATATGGCTCAAAATAGGCACAAATTAGATAAATACTAGCCTAATTACATTATATTAGGTATAACTGGGAATGTTATAAGGAGAAATATAATGAATACTCTTAATATTTTTAATCAGTTTCCACAAGATTATGACTTAACTATATTACAAACTTTCTTTGCTAAAGGTGCTAAACAGGATAATGGACGTTGGTCTACTCCTAGTATTAGTATGGTAGCAAAAGATAATAATACTGGAAAAAAATACTTATGTGAAATAGAAGATCCTGAATATATTTGGTATTTAGCCAAAGATCAGAATCTTTCTTATCATCATGACTATCTTCCTATTGAAGAAGTCGAACCTGTACAATGCACAAATAGACAATTAGAAAAATGTATAGCCGAAAAGACTAATAATCTTAGATTCTATACAAATAATATTAGTAGTGGTCAATATAGAGAGAATGCAAAGTTACATACTTTGAATCAAGTATTCTTCTCTGACCAAAATATTGAAGACCATTACAGATTCTGGTTTAATAGAATCTTTAAGAATGATATTCATTCTACAAGTAAAGCATATCTAGATATCGAAGTTGATATCTCCAATATTATTGGAGATTTCCCAGAACCAGGTGAAGCTCCAATTAATGCGGTTACATATATTTCAAATGGAGCAATTAATACTTACGTTCTAAGAGACCCTAGAAATCCATTAGTTCAAGAATTTGAAAATAATGTAGCTACAGGTCAAATAGAAAATGAATTAAGAGAACTTATTGAGTTTGCAATTGGCGGAGAAGATCGTCAGCGTAAATTCAATATTTATGGTATAAAATTTAATATAAAATTCTTTGATGAAGAAACACATTTGATTGCTTCTTTATTTAAACAAATTAACACAGAACAACCAGACTTCTTGATGGCATGGAATATGGCCTTCGATATTCCATATATCATTGAACGTATTAAGAAGTTAGGATATACTCCTGAAAGTATCATGTGCCATCCAGACTTTAAGATGAACCCTAAAGCTGAATATTTCATTGATACTAGAATGGAAAACAATTATGCTGAACGTGGAGACTATGCATATATTAGTTCCTATACAGTATATTTAGATCAAATGATTCAATTTGCATCTCGCCGTAAAGGTCAATCTGCATTTGCATCATTTAAATTGAATGATATTGGAGCTCAAATTTGTGGTGTAAAGAAATTAGATTATCATCACATTACGACAGATTTAGCTAAATTACCATTCTTAGATTTCAAGACATTCATATTCTATAATATCGTCGACGTTTTGGTCCAAGTATGTATCGAAGAATCTACAGATGATATTGGTTATATTTATAACTCAAGTGTTTTGAATAATACAAGATTCTCTAAAGTCCATAGACAAACAATCTATCTAAGAAATAAACAACAAGATTTCTATTATAACTTAGGATTGGTTGTTGGTAATAATATTAATAAAACAAAAGAAAAGCCAACTGAAAAGTTTGACGGTGCTTTTGTTGCAGATCCTAACTTGGTTAATGATTCGGCTAAATTAAAGATCAATGGTGTACCAGTTTTCTTATGTGATAACTTAGTAGACTTTGACTTTAGTTCTCTATATCCAAGTATTAACCGTGAATTTAACTTAAGCTCTCCATCTGAAATCGGTAAGATTGAGTTTGGTGATGATAAAGATGCAAGTTCTGCATTTGTAGAAGATATGGTAACTCAAGACTATTTAACTATTGGTAGTAGATGGTTTGGATTGCCAGAATTCAGCGATCTTGTAAAAGAAGTTAAAGCAATCTATTCTTCTGGTAGAATTAAACCTAGATTAGATTTCAAAGTATATAAAAATGGTATCTTAAGTGAACCTGAAGTTACAGAATATAATGAATTGATTCCTGCAATTACAGATAATGGTTTCGGATGTATTCCTGCAATTTATGGTGAACGTAATATCCCTGGGGGTAAAAATGATTAGATACTTTAATTTATCTATTGATGATATTAATAGTTTATTATCAATAAGTAAAGTTCTTAAATGTGATAGAATTATTTATGATGCAACTCAACCATATTCGATTCTAGGTGTAGGTCCAGATAATTCTTATATTCAACGTATTATTGGATTACAGGTAGAATTACCAGAATATTGTAATGGAATCATGTTTAATGTATTAGAAATGAAGAATTTAGCAAAACTAAATTCTTCTGCTTCTATTACATGTGAATCTATGGATGTAGATTATATTAGGAATGCTAATAGTAGATTTCTTTCATTAGAAATAGATTCTAATTTGATTGGAAATGTAGAAAACTATAATGAGCATCCTGATTATCAAACTCTTCAGTCAGCTCCAGCTTCTTTAGGGGCTATGTGTTTATATATAAATAATGTAGGATTCTGGATTCCTAAGACAGCTTTACCTACAACTAAATCTGATAAAGTAAATGTAAATCTTTATACAGATGGTACAACTAAAGTTATTAGAATGAATATATATAAACCTAAAAATATTATCATCCAACAATCATTTATGTATCTATAAACAGTAAAAATCGGCTATAGAGTCAGACTCTATAGCCATTTCTGTTTATTAGGTATCATAAAAACATTTAAATAATTCAAAGGAGGAACGATAATGGCTGAAGATAAAAAAGATAAGAATGCCACTAACGCTGGTAATTCCTTAATAAAAAATCTTTCTAACTTTTATAAACGTACGTTTTTTACTCCTCCAGATGCAGATAGTGAATTAGAAAATATTTCAAATAAAATCAACAACTCCATGGGTCGGATTGTTAATGATATTAACTATTCTACAGGTCTAAGTTCTCTTAGTACCCTGTATGCTAAATCATTAGAATATCAAAATGATCCTAAAGTAGCTGATGGATTTGAAGAAGTATTTAACTCTCTAACTGCAGATGGTGGTATATATAACTCTTTCTTCAACAATAGAAGTTTACGCCTATTTGATGCTGAAATCGATATGGTTTGTAAATATATGCCAATGCTTGAATATGCTATTGGTACTCTATGCGATAACGTAATCTCTTCTGACCACTTCTCTAAAGACTATATTTATATTTCTGATGAGAATGTAACAGTTGAAACTAATAAAGATGCTTTCTATGAAAATATCAAGGTATTGAAAGATAAGTATGATTTATTAGCTAAATTCCAAGATATCATCTATAATACTTCTAAGTATGGTGAACGATTCATTTATATCGTACCATATGAAAGAGCTATTAAGAAGATTCTTGATAATCCTAATAATCAGATGAGTTCTTTACGAGAATCTCTAGTATTGAACGAATCTGGAGTTATTAGCAGTAGCCCAGCTTTCAATGAAAGTGGTTCTACTTATTCTAATACTAGTATTGATTCTAAAGATAAAGAAAAAGTATCTATAGATTTTACATTCAATACAAGTAATGCATTATATGGTCCTATTATGGAACGTCATAATGCAATCTCACGATTCCAAGCAATTAAAGAAAGTTCTATGAATTTTAATGAAGCTACGACAAGTACAGTTTCATTAGTTGCTGACGAAAAGTTAGATGCAAGTGGATTCATGGATGATACCGCATCTAATGGTTTGACTACAGTTGGTGGTCATGATATCAATACTAAGGAAAACTGGGGATTGAATGGCTGTCTATTTAAAGAATTAAATAGATACAAGATTATTCCTATCAAGATTGAAGACTTAGTATTAGGATATGCATATCTTGAAAATGATAGTGTATTTGGTTTAGAAGATGACTTCCCTGTAAGTGATACAACTACACCAGTCAATGCACTTGGTATTAATAAGAATACTGATTTAATGGCAACAAAGAACTCTGCAGTATTATCTGATGCGGTAGTTAAAACAGTTGCTCATAAATTATCCACTGCTATTGATACTAAATTTATCAAGTTAAATAAAAATCTTTCTAAAGAAATTTATGCTATTCTTAAACATGATCTACAAGTTGGTAAGAATAAATATACTGTAACTTTCTTACCTCCAGATGATGTAGTTCATTGCTATTTTAAATTAGATCCAGATACATATCGTGGTATCTCTGATTTATATAAATCTTTGATTCCTGCGAAACTATATGTAGGTCTTTATATTACTAATACGATTGGCGCCATGACTCGTTCTCAAGACCGTCGTGTTTATTATGTAAAACAATCTGGTATTGATACAAATATCTCTAAGATTCTTTTAAATACAATTGACCAATTGAAACGTCAAAACTTCAATATCCGTCAATTAGAATCTATGAAAAATGTATTGAATATTCTTGGTAGATTTAATGACTTTGTAATTCCTACAGATAACTCTGGTAATGCACCAGTACAATTTGAGGTTATGCAAGGTCAAAATATTGATCCACAAACTGAACTAATGGATAGATTACAGACTATGGCAGTTGATGCTACAGATGTACCTTTCGAAATAGTTCAAGCAAGACAATCTATGGATTATGCAATCCAAGCTACCATGTCTAATAGTAGATTCTTGAAGAAGATCTATAATAGACAAACTATTGCAAATAGATTCCTATCTAAGATTATGACATTATTATACCGTGGTGAATTTGATAGCCCAACGGCTACTATTAAAGTAAACTTACCGGTTCCGATGTTCTTAAATCTTACAAATACAAATCAATTCATAGTTAATGCTAACGATATTGCTACATCTACTGCAGCGGCATTTGGTGCCGACTTAGATGATACAACTAGAGCATTATTTGAAAATAACCTTAAAGCTAGATTGCTTGAAGGATATTTAGATATGGATATGATTACAGCAGTTAAAGATAAAACACGTTTACAAGCTGCTAAATTAGTAGCTGATCAAGATAATGGATCTTCTGATGCTGAGTATTAACAGCAAAAACCGGACATAGGCTTGAAGCCTATGTCCGATATTGCTTTGTCGTCATTGTTTTGGATAGGAGATGAAGACTGCAAATAAGGATTTTTAAGTCCGTACAATTTGTTATTATGTGTATAGTGTTTTCCGTTTGGTTTTATTTGTCAGCAGCGAGCAAGGTATTTATATTCACGTTCATTAATCGATTTTAAATGAAATTTTGGTATAAGTAGTCATGTTATTTTATTAGGAGTATGTTATGAAACATTGGCACCTTATTTGCAGTCATTAAAATGTTATAAAAAATTAGTGACCAAATAAATAGGACTAGACCTTTATAGGCCTAGTCCTGATTTTATTTAGTTGGTTTTATTATTTACCTGTCCAAGTAGTCTTAGAACCAGTATTACCTTCACCATTACCAGTCAATGTACCATTGAAAGGTTTCATATTAGTAATACCAGAGTAAGTCATTTCGGATTCATCCCAGATTGTACCTTTACGTACCCAATCAAGTAAGCTTTGAGCTTTCTTGTTTACAGATGGGTTAGCAATAGGGAAACCGGAGAATTCAACAGACAATTCTTTGAAGCCGATATCTTGACGATCTACGTTGTAGATATTCAAGTCAGCATTTGTAGGTTGAGCCGCTACGATGTAGAATGCTTTTTCTACGTTCATCAAAGTATTATCAGTTACGATATATAAGAAGCTAAATACTTCTTTATCGAAACCAGGGTCTGTAATAGTACCATCTTCAATAAGGCCATGATAATGTTTAACTTGAGTTGTAGGATCTTTAATACCACGCAAGAACAATTCATGAACTTTTGTTAAGATAGAACCAGATTTTTCAAAGTAACGTAATGTAAAAGTAGAAGCAGATTGGCTATTAACTTTATTAATTACGTTGATATTTTTAACACCGTTTGTCAATTCTGCAGTTTCGGAGTTGATGTTATCAATACCGTCAAGACCACGGAATTCATATTCAAGGATATGAACGTAAGTGTTAATTAATTTAGCATATTGCTCATGTTTTTCAGCTAACTTCTTTAAGAAGAATGGAATATCAAGTACTAAGAATAAACCATAACCAGATTCAAATTGATTGAATTGATAAAGGTTAGCCCAGTCAGTTACACCACGGAATAAAGCATAGTTAGTTAAATCACGAATATCTTTAGTGCCGTCGAAGATAAAATTAACAGCACCGCTTGTACGTTGTTCAGCCATTTTTATCCTCCTTATTAGATCTTGGCACTATTGTTTGTAGTAGCAATTGGAATAGCTACGATACGGAAGATTTCTGCTTGAGCAAAATCTTTGAAAGATACTTTGATTACAGCATATACAATCTTGTTAGCGGCATATACAGAATCAGTTTGGAAATCAATAGAAATGGATGCAAATTTAGAGGAAGATGCATCGATAACTGCTTGAATATCTTTCTTATAGTCTTCAAAGTCTGCACCAGTAATAAATTTATAACGGGATTTAGGACATTGAATACGAATATCTTTAATAAGACCTTGGATATTCAATACGTTATTGATAAAGCTCAATTGTGTAAAGATATCTTGGGATGTATATTCGGTAGCAATATGGAAGATACCATTATAATATTTACCAAAGTTGATACGAAGATCATCCATTTGGTCTACTTGGTTACCAGCTGGAGTAATCTTAGGTACATAGCTTAAAGTACCTTCGATAATTTCAGGAACTGTCCAACCATTACTTTGACCAGCACAAACTAAAGAACGACCATTAGCAAAGTGCATGCAAATCAAACGAGCGATTGCATAACCCATAGTAACAGTAACTTGTTTCTTAGTATATGGATCATAAGTATCAAAGTATTGACAATAAGTACCGATAAATTTATTATTGATACCATTGTTAAGTGTCTTAGCATTCTTAATAGCAAGGATATTGGTCAAACCAGTTGTACCCATATCACGGAAGAAGAATACGTCTTGACGGAAAGTAACTAATGCTTCGATAGCACGTTTAGTAATATGAGGATATGCAGCATCAACTACCACATCGATAGGGTTGTTGTCTGTGTCATAGATTTCATCATTAAAAGTACCATCATATACTTTAGTCATTTCTTTAGCATAAACAGATTGATTATCAGTTACGCCTTTATAAGTTTTGATAGGAGCATCACCAAAAGTTTCACCATTGAAACCACCGATCAAAGGATGACCGTTTACGGAATCAAGTTTAACTGTAGCAACACCATCAGTTGTAGAAGTTAAAACTTCAAATGTTTTGAAAGTTTCACCTCTCCAAGTGCGTGCAGTGATGATATCAGATTCACGAAGTACTGCTTCATTAATACCAGAAAGGGAAGCAATTTTCGCGAATAACAAATTAACTTGATCTTCGAAACCAAAGCATTTTACTTGTTTAGAAGTACGTTTGATTACGGAGTCAAAGAATAAGTTAAAACCAGATTCTACTTCATCTGGATTTAAAGAGAATACAATGGATTCCAATGTATTATTGTTTTCTTCGATGTCCAATACATAACGAGTAGATTGAGCAGAGCGAGAAAGTGTAGTATCAGTGGAAATGGTAATGGATTTTGCAGATACACCACGGCCATTATCAGTGATCAAGAACAAAGGATAACGATTATCTTTGTTATTTTTGAATTTGTTATAGAAAGCTTCAGCTACTGCTTTATAGTCGGAACCATATTTATTTTCAGTTGCTTCAAGAGTTTCTATAGAGAAGTTAACTTGACAAACTTTAAACATAGCAGCAACGCCGTCGCTACCTGCTTCAGTTTTTGTGTAAAGTGGACGATCTTCTGGTTTGGAAACTGTATCTACGTCAGTTTTCTTCCAGTATAAATCTTCCATTTCATAACTTCCGTCTGGTTTTGTTACAGGAGCTCCTGTTACGGAGTCTGTTTTGATTCGAGTTTCTTGACGGGAAATTTCTTTGGTATGAGCTACAACACCAAGCATAGCTAAACGAGAAGTTGGGTCAACAACACGTTTTGCATAAACAATACCACCATTGTTGATTACGTTAGCGGCTTGAAGTAAAGGTTGCCCATGACGTGCAAAGGAAATTTCACCATATTGGTCAAAGAAATCTTTACCTTGCCATTTTGTATATTCTTCAGTGCCTTTGTCGGATGTGAAGCCGGCAAATACAATCGGCCTAACAGTAGAGTCAGCTACATTCAGAGAAGGAATATAACTTTGGTCTTCAAGAATGATTTTTGTACCAATCATAATCTCTTATTTCCTCCTTAATAGAATTAAAATAGTTCTAAACGATCCGATTGGAGATCTATTTAAACTTTTATTCATATGTTATTCCGGGCCCTTTAGGTCATTAGGATCTTTTCCATTGGGCTATCTACCTTATTCTTGTTGATTACTGCGTTTACAACAGCATCATCCCAGTTTTCAGAAGTGATAGATGTGAAGGCTGAAATATATTTAGGAATCATCTTAATTGATACTGGTTTATATTTATGCATGTCGGTCTCTTTAGCCAATCGGAACGGAACTGATTCATCTTTAGTAGATCTGCATAATTCAGAAATAAGAATACCAAACATTTGAGCAGATATACCGAAGGAAGATCCATTAAATTTAATAGAGTCCATTAAGAAGGTATGCAATTCATCATAAGGAATTACATTAGGTATATTACCAGTAATCATAAAGATCCTAAACATATTTTCTACGTTCGTGATATCTTCTGGAGATCCAGTATTTACAATAGCTACATCATCTTTCTTAAATCTAAGAATACGATAATCTACAGGAACTGGAATCTTCTTATCTAGGATATAGTCTTTGACTTTTTCAACAGAAGAAGGCATACAGGAAATTAACACAGGGTGGTTAAATAGTTTAACTCCATATATCGATTTTCCTTTAGAGTCGAAGACCTCATATGAAAAAAGCCCGAGAGTATTAATATACTCTCCGGCTTCTTCTGCATACTTCATATGACCGTCATTCCTAAAATAATTTTCAGGGATATAGTAAACTAGTTCCCCATCTCCCTTAAAGATAAGGGAATTCCCATCCTCTTTAAGGAAGGCATTAACTTTAGTCATAGACATTAGTTTGCACCTCTAGTTTTTTCTAATAGTTCATTGATCTTAGCCATAACATCTTGAACTTCTTTTTTGGTTGCATAAGCAGATAAATCTTGAGCGCCAGCACCAGCTTTGAGTTTTTGTTCTAAAACTGTATTGGTTACATAGTCATTCAATTTAGTATCCACTTGGCTCTTACTATAGATTGCTGTACCATAATGAGCTGTAGTGATAACAGTATTAGAATTAGTACCATCGTATACAGTTAATGCATTTGTACACAATGCCATAGACTTATCTTTAGACCCCATTTCTACATTACCATTTTTATTTACTTTAGCAATTGGGATCCATTTGTTATCTGGAGATTTACCATATAGATATTGTTGGTTTGGTAAGAATATGCCATTTTTGAAATGATTATCATTAATATGCTCATAAGCAGATTTAACTGGATCATGAACGTAGATATTAACTTTTCCACCTTCATTAGATGCCATATAAATCATACCGTTTGCATATGCAAAGTCTTCAATTTCAATACTGGAATTAATTTCGACTTCACGTAGAATAGTACCAGCATAATCAGATTCAACAATTCGATTCAATGTAGCAAATACAATAGTTTTATCTATAAGTAATGCACCATTAGAATCATTATTTGTTTCATTTACAGTAACTGTAACTTCTTTTTCTACAGCATTAAGATTAGCATAATCATATAATCTTAATTTACGTGTAGCATTAGTATCACCAGGAACTATAGATAATAATTTTTTGCTACCTTTATTATAGTCAATATTGAAGAATTTATCAGTATAATCGGTATAACCATCAACTGTTAAATCATCATTAAGTCTATAAATTCTATTACCATTGGCTGCACCATTAGTAACTAAGATGTGAGTACCATCATATGTCAATGTATTACAATGACCTAAGATATCAGCACCAGTGAAAGATCGTTTAGTTAAAACAGAGAAATCTGTTGGGGATAATTCATAGATAACTTGTTTTGTATTATCAGAATTAACACATGCAAGAATAAATGTATTCTTTTTAAAGTTATAAGTAAACCCTTGACATTGATTTACGTCAGGATCTAAAGTAATATTTGTAGCTAAAGTAATATGATCTGCAGATTTAATCTGTGCTAGATTCTTTAAGATTGCTTCATTTACTTTAGTACTAAGTTTATAAATGTCTTTAGCAATTTCTTGAACTGCTGGGGTTAAAATGCCTTTAATGAGTTGAGTAAGATTCTTCATAGTAATTTCTCCAACCTATCAATCATGGGAAAATATTAAAAACTCTATATTTAATTGTTGAAAGAATGAGTAAATACTCAATGAGGATGAACCTCATTGAGTATATCGCTCTCTTATTGTTGACTGATAGCACCAATAGGCATCATTTTAGATAATTCTTCTGCTTTAGTTGGGAAGAGTTCAGAAGATGGTTTATTATCGCTAGTTACGTTATAAGAATCTTTAGCTACCCATTGTTTAGTTGAATAATTATATCGTTTAGTTTCATCTTTATTAAATAAAGGAATACGATATTTCAAGAAATCTTCATCAGACATTGCTGGGTTTGTTTCAGAAATGCAACAATGAATATATTTAACGAAATCAATAGATCCTTGGTTATGATTAGAATCAAATTTATATCCAGGTGCATTAAATACTGTAGTTGGCGAATCAGACATTTCGTTATAATTAGCTAATGATGGCATTACAACTTGAACTCCAGTATCTTCAAATATGTATTTAATAGGTTTGATAGTTTTTCCGGAATATAAATTTGATAATGAGTTATTAAACATATCTTTGAATACTTGTGTTCTCATAGGTAATACAACTTTATCTACTTTGACTTCAGATATTGTACTATTAAATACTAAAGGAGCTTCATGGCCAACTAATGTAACCTTTGTAATAACATCATCGCCAGATTTGAATTTAGTAAATGGCGGAGCAGCAAAGAATGCTTCTTTATACCCTAATTCATACGAGTCTGAATCTTTTGATACATATCCTAAATTTATATTGAAGTCAAATATAGTATTAAATGATATATCGCCAAATGGATAAACACCAGCAGCAGCAGTATTAGATACATCAAAAATTACAGGTTTACGTAATAAATATAATTGTAACCCTAGTCTAGAAAGTCCAGTAGAATATAGAGTATAACTTGAACCTAAACTATAATGAGAACTAGGTGCCCATAAAGAATTATGCTCTGTTACTACACTATACTTTCCAAAAATATCATCTTTTGTTACTATAATACCTTCTGAAACAGTACTAGAGTAATCATTCCCAAATTTATAATCAGCAAATAATACAGAAATTTTATCGCTACCTAGCATTTTATAAGTATTGACATAATTATCAAACATCATTGCTGGAGAAATTTCATAATATTTCTTAGTATCAGGAGTCGTAGATGCAACTGGTTCCCAAGATCTATTAGAATAATTATATTTTTTACTACCATCCAAATTATAAATAGGAAGTCTCATTAATATAAATTCTGCGGAATTTTCTTTTTCTTTTATTGTAGATGGATCTACATAAATATGAACTAGCTTACCTAGAGCTTCAGCTAATTTAACGCTAATACCTTTGAAGTTTTTACTTTGCTCTTTAAAATAAAGAGTTTTAGTATCTTCTTGTGTCCATTCACTTATGGTCAATGGATCTGCAGTTCTAACAAATTGAGCTTCTAATTCATTAGTCTTATATTCATAGTTATTTCCTTGGAAGAAATCGCCACTGAGATCTCCGGTTAACTTAACTATGATTGGATCATATTGAGTTGTATCGCCTTCACCGTAATCATTCATTAGACCTTGGTTCTTATAGAATAAGTGTTTAAGTAATCTATAGTCGACTATTACTTCTTTACATACAACTTCTTTTATGTATTTATTACCAGATAATACGAAAGCATCACATTTAAATTTTTCAGGAACTTCACCATTTAAAGTGATCTTAGTATTATAATCAGTTAATGCTACTGCGCCACCAAATTGCTTACGATCTGGTTTGCTCCAGTCATTATCACTATTTGTTTCTTGAGTGAGATCGTAATATTCGGTGCCATTATAATTTACCTTCTTGAAATCATCTTTAATATCTATAGTTAGATTGATATTCTTAATATTTTGAGCACCAGCAGTTAAATACATATAATCATTTTGAAAGAAGTTCATATCATGAACTGTCAATTTGACATTTCTATCAGATTGATTATCATGAATACTTTCTAAATGACTTACTAATTCATCAGTTGGGAAAAACATGCCTAATTTCTTTTCTTTAGGGATATTGTATTCAGTCATTGTAGAAGATATTAATGTATTTTTAGTATCTAAAGTTTCACTTGAGGATGGTGAATAAGTAAATCCACCAGTAATGTCTAAAGTACCATTAACCATACCTTTAACTTCTGTGGATTTCTTAATATTCTCTTCAGCCTTCTCTGGAAGTTTTACAACTTCAGCTGCTAACTTAGAAGATGCACCAGTAGAGCTAATGCCGTTCTTAACTAGAACGGCTTTAACTTCTTGGAGATCATTATGTAAAAGATTTAAATTTTCTATAACCTTATCGGTCATATTAGTAGCGTCTGGCATAATTTATACCTCCATTAAACATTTTTACTACCAATAACTCTCATTTTATTAAGTTCTTCAGCTAATTCTGGGAAAATTTGAGTCATTGGTTTATTATCATTCTTAGGATCATATTGACCAATTAATTGCCATTGACGTAAAGAATAGTTGAATCGTTGATTACCATCTAATGTAAATAGTGGTAAACGATATTTTAAGAAGTTCTTATTTTGAAGAATTGGATTATTAGATCTAATATGGCAATGGATGTGAGATACAAAGTTATTAATTGCTTCTTGTTGAGTGCAATCAAATCTATATCCGGTATGATTATATACACCGAAGTCAGCAAAATCATAATCATATTCGCTAAGATTATCTCTATAATAAGATAAAGACCATGGTAGTGTTTCAGCTACAGATGGAGTATCAGCAAAAATAAACTTAGTAAATCCGGCATCACTAATTTTACCAAATATTAGTCGTCTGAAAGATTTAGCTTTGTAAGGAATAATAATTTTATTAACCTTAACTTCAGTGATGTATTTATTAAAGAATAAAGGGCATCCTTCATCATAAGAAGTCATATCTAATTTAGTAATATCTTTATTGTCATAGGATTTGAACTTTGTATTTACAGGACCAGGCATAGTACGTGCATAACTGCGTAAGTTAACATATTCAGAATCAGTATTAATATCATTACCAAATTTTACTTCTAGTACATCACTACTAAAATCTAGATCATGGAAAGGATAAGAACTACCAACATTTTGTGCACTCTCAAATTCAAATTTAATACTATTGAGAAAATAGTTATTAGAATCGAACGGTGTTCCAACTAATGCTTTATTTTTAATAATATAGCGATTATCTGGGGTTTCTGTAAAATAAGAATTCTTTTTAGTTATATAGTCATTATTGTCTAAATCTCGTAATACTATAATGCCTTTATCTCTAGTTTCTGGATTTCTATCTATCTTAACTAGCCCATGACGAATTTTCACAGATTTATCAATACCAATGAGTTGTCCATTATCTACGTCTAACTCACCAGAAGATGTAATATCAAAATAACGAGAAGCATCTTCTGTAGCTTTTGATACTTCTTCCCAAGTTCGATTACTATAGTTATATTTTTTAGTATTATCTAAACTATATAACGGAAGTCTCATCAATAGAGGTTTTATAGATCTAGTTAAATTAATTTTAGCTGGATCTACTAGAATATGACACATTCTAGATAAAAATTCAGCTGGAGTATGACTAAGACCAATGATATTTTTTGCTTTTTCAAAAGCTGCATATTTAAGTTCTTCATCACTAAATAAAGAGCTATTATTTAATGGATCCACATCATCTAAGAATGCCGGTCGTTTATATCTATAGTCTAATGATTTACTAATATTTTCAACATCAGTAATTTCATTATTAACTTTAATAATGATAGGATCAAAGTTTGGAGTTTCTTCTCCAGTTTCATAAGCTACAACTACCTTATTATATTTATATAAGATATTCATTAATGCATAAAAATCTATATTAAGATTATTACATACTACTTCTTTTACGTATTTATTAGGTGTAAGAGTAAATGTATCGCATTTTACATTCTCTAATACTTCACCATTAACTGTAAATTTAGTATTATAATCCGCAAAGCCAATTTTACCAGTAAATACGGAAACTCCAGGTCTATCATTATCCCCTTCCTTAGGGAAGTTTATATATTGTTTTCCATTATACTCTACTTTCTTCAAGCTTGCATCGTTAATATTTACAGTAAAATTAATATCACCAATATCTTTAGCCCCAGTTAAGTAAGCATAAGAATCTTGTAAGAATTGTTTATTAGATACATTTAGTACTAAATTTCTTTTATCTGCAGATGTTTCAGTTGTAAGAATATTATTAACTAGACTATCTGTAGGGAAATACATTTCTAAATCTTTCCCTTTAGGTAAAGTAAATTCTTTATTTTTATTATTAACCAAGCAGTTAGTTTCATTTAGTGCGATTGTAGAGTTTGGAGCATAAGTAAATCCACCAGTGATATCTAAGATACCATTAGCTAATCCTTTAACTTCCCCAGATTTCTTAATAGTTTCTTCAGTCTTTTCTGGAAGTTTAGTAACTTCTGCAGCTAATTGTGCAGTTGTACCATTAGACTGAATGCCATTTTTAACTAAAATATTTTTAACTTCTTCTAAGTCATTATGTAGTAACCCAAAACTTTCAACTACTTTATTGACTAGGTCTGTTGTTGTCTGTTTGTCATCTGCCATAATTATTTACCTCTAATTTTAGAAATTTCTTCTTCTATTTTCTTAAGAGTTGTATTTAATTCATCGCGAGTAATAAAATTACTAGTATCAGGCTGTGTTGCTAGTCCATCATATAATACTACCCAAGTTTCACCGCCGAGACAAATATATAACTTCTTACTTCTAGGAGTATAATATAATTCTCCAGCATACGATGAATATTGTGGCATTTGATCATTAACCTGAATGCCTTTGATATTTTTCCATTTCCAGAATCTGTCTAAACAATAAACATCATTGGAGTCATAATCTATATAAATAGAGCCAGCAGTATAACCTTTGGCTTCATTTTCTTCTTTACCATTTTTTGGTATATCGTCATATGTACCAGTTTTGAATTTCTTCCCTACAGCAGTATCAACTATAGAGTTTATTTCTGATGCACTTTGAGAGCTACTAACATCAGTCCAGTTAGTACCATCCCAAAATTTAAGTTTCTTAGTTGGGCCATCTTCTTTTGCAAAAATTTGACCTATATAATCACCACTAGTTGGTGGAGTTGCACCACTTTTTGGTTTCAGATTAACTATATCCTTCTGCAACTTAGAAACATCTTTAGCTACCTCTTTAGAAAAGGTAGTAAGAAGTTTCTTAATAATATCATTAAGCTTCATAATACCTCCGAAAATATAAATTATAGAGATGGTACTGAATACCATCTCTATAATTAAATATTTAGTTTAAGACTTAGCCTTGTGTTTTAGCGGTGTTGTAAACTTCAACTAAGTTGAATGTATCTAGGCCTTCCAAGTCTGCAGTCTTAACAACTTCATCTTTCTTAGCATATGGTTCTAAACCATTAGTTAAAGATGTAGTTGTAACAAAATCAGCCAATGCTTCTGTTTTAGCATAAGGTTGTAATTTTGTATCTAATGCATCAGTTTTAACATATGCATCTAAAGCTTCAGTTTTAGCATAAGGAGTTAAAGCAGTAGTCAATGCTTCTGTTTTAACATATGCATCCAAAGCAGCTGTTTTAGCATAAGGTTCCAATACAGTAGTTAATGCAGTTGTTTGAACATAGTTAGCTAAAGCTTCTGTTTTAGCATAATCTGCTAAAGTAGTAGTAAGCGTAGCAGTTTGAACGTAATTAGCTAGAGCTTCAGTCTTAACATAGTCAGCAAGTTTACCATCTACAATAGTACCAACTTGTGCAGTTGTAGGATAGTTGCTCAAATCTGGAGCTTCACCTGCACCAGTGGAAGAGATAGTACCATCTGGAGAAATAGTGATATTAAGACCAGGTTTAAGTTTATCCTGCTTAGAATCAGTTA